CAAGGCCATATCCCTTTAGCCATGGTGAACAACCTTCAACAGGTTGCTTATCGGGTTAATCCGTTGATGTTTGCTATAGCTGATCACTTCTATGAGCAGAAGATTTCTGTTGGTAAGTTCAAGTGTGATGCACCTATGCCAGTACCGGAGAACATCCTTGCTGTAGATGCTCCAGATGATGAGGTCAATGCATACAAAAGGGCTAGGCGTGACGCTGAGAATCACAACTCAATGTTGCCTCAAAAGAACTACAGGACCACTGAGGTTATGTATGTTGCCCGTAAGTATGCAGATGAAGAGCGTTGGTACTGTCCAGCTAGCTTCGACTATCGGGGCCGTGTGTACTTTCAGTCAGTGTTTAATCCGCAAGGTACAGACTTCGACAAGTCTCTCTTTTACTTTGCTGATGAAGGACCAATCAATGAATATTGGTTAGCCTTCCAAGTTGCTACTTGTTTTGGTCTTGATAAAGAGACCATGCTCAATCGTGTTACCTGGACACGAGAAAACATTGCCCTAATCAAACGGATTTCTGATGACCCTATTCACAACCACGAATGGCGTGCAGCATCTGAACCTTGGTGCTTTCTTGCTGCTTGCCTTGAGTACACAGCTTGTTGTCTCGATTTCACTAAGAGAACCAGTGGGCTACCGATCGGTGTTGATGCCACCTGTTCAGGTCTCCAACATCTCGCCGCATTGACTTTGTGCCATGACACTGCCGCTGAAACCAACGTGATACCTACGGACAAGCCTGCTGACATCTACAAGACAGTTGCTGAGGCTTCAAAGGCACACATGCCTGAGAAGTACCACGAATGGATGAATCGCAAGGTGACAAAGAGAAGTGTGATGTGCTGTCCGTATGGGGTTACTCAGAGCTCGGCCAGGAACTATGTGCGTACTGCTCTCCGTGAGGAATCACGAGAGTTCGAGAGCACAGACCTGACCTGCATCACTAATGCAATCTTTAGACAGGCCATCCCTGAGGTGTTACCTGGACCTATTGCGTTGATGCAATGGCTCAAGTCTTGTGCAACCGAGATCCTTGAGAGGGGTACAGAGGTGATCCGATGGACTACACCATCTGGTTTTGTTGTCACTCAAGACCTCAGGCTTTCCAACACTGTTCGTGTTGAGACTCGGTTGATGGGTGGCACTGTGATCAAGTCAATGATTGGTGATGGTTTCCTAGGTCCTGACCGGAGTCACCATCGCTCTGCCTTGGCTCCTAATTACGTGCACGGCAACGATGCCTCGCTTTTACATTTGACCTTTGCCTATTGGGATAAACCTTTCACCGTGATCCATGACTGCATCCTTGGTCGCTCTTGCGATATGGATGAGATGTCCTCTGAGATTCGCCTTCATTTTGGTGAGATGTACAAGGGTGATGTATTGGCCGATTGGGCTTATGAAGTCGGGGTCCAGTTACCTGATGACTTGATCAAGAACACTCTTGATATTGAAACCGTTAACCAATCCCCTTATTTCTTTTGTTGAAATGGAACCGAACTTGAATGTGGTCGAAAGGATCATGTACTATATGTCTCATGATGAGCATGAGAAAGCTGCTGCATTAGCTAAGACGGCAGACTGGCTTGAGGAGTGCTACCACGACTGTGATGTGTACTTTAGTGACGACTGACTTTCACCTAGCCATTTGACTTGTACTATTTGTGTAGTTCAAGGAGGTCTAACCCGTGTCCCCGCAACCCGAAGGTCAACTCTCATCAGAAGGTGCTTTACGTGCCTTCTATGTGGTTGAGCTGCTTCGATCAACAGGTGAGCGTGAGTTTCCTGCCCAGCTAATGGCGATCTTTCTTTGGATTGCCTCTCATAACGGGTGTAGGCAGTACGACTTGGTCGACGCCTGCTCGATCAGCATTGGTGCTGTGTCCCGGAATGTGACTTGGCTTGGTCCAAGGCATCGTCTGGAGCACAGGTCCGGCTTGAAGCTTGTGAGGCGTGAGCGAGACCCTGAGAACTACAAGGCTTGGCGTTTATTTCTGACACCAAAAGGATTGATCTTCCTGAAGGTATTGGAACAGAAAGCCTTGCCTGACTTCAAAACCGCACTAAAGGAGTTTCAACAACACGATGAACAAAGTCAAAACTTGGGGTGATGCCCTCGAATTTACTTGGAGCACCAAGTGGAAACGAATGCGATCAGCCAAGACATCAGCCATCAATGCAGCTCATGTCACTGAGTATGCGGGTCGTTCGCTACCTCTTAAGCGAATGGCTAGTGCTGGATGGTGGATTCAATTCCAATCTGAGCTACTTGATCAACACAGATCAGGTGGTGGTGTTAATCGCATCGTCTCAGCAGGGACAACAGTCATGAAGTACACCCGGCTTGCTGGGATGCATGAGAATGACTGCCCTAAGTTCTCACGATGTGCTGAGAATGAAGCCCGCATCCATTGGTTTAAGAAGGATGAGGTTGACCGTATGGCTCACCTTGCCCGTGACCTTTGGTCTGACCGATGGGGTGACAACCTTGCTGATGCCATCTTGGTGTCTGCATACACGGGAGTTAGGCAAGCTGAGCTTCTGTCCCTTCGTCCGGAAGATTATGACCCGGCACTCGATGCACTAATCATCGGTGGTAAGCCCTGGAACATGACCAAGTCTGGAAAGGTCAGACAGCTCCCTGTCAACGACAAGATCAGACCAATCATTAAGAACCGCTTATCTCAATCACGCCTTTTCTCGGCTGATTGGAATAACAAAGATCAGCTCTACGGGGCGTTCAAAAAGGTTCGATTGGCTGCTCAAATTCCAGAGGAATACGTTTGGCATTGCCTACGTCACTCCTTTGGTACTTGGGTTGGTGCTGTTACACACCCAAGGACGCTTATGGAGCTTTTGGGACATTCAACAATTGAACAGTCCTTAAAATATTGCAAAGCGTCTGATGAGGCCGCTAGATCAGCCATCCTGGCTATCTAAGCGTGACTAGCACCTCACTCCATTGCCACCTACTGCGCTCTGCTATCCTCATTCTGCCCTCAGCCAATCGCTGAGATCCATTGGCGGATATGGCGGAATTGGTAGACGCGCTAGTTTCAGGTTCTAAGTAACAGGCAATGGTTTAGTGAAAGTGAATAGCTACTAGGGGCCTACAAGCCCCTTTTTCATTGGGTTCTCACCATTTTCATTCAACCAACTGACTATCTGGAGAAACTAATGCTCATTGACTACGGAGAGATTGACTCCTCTCCCCTGGCCACACAACAAGAAAAGTGGCTTCAAGAACAACAAGAGATCGAACTTTATGGGATGACCCGTAAACAATTCGATGAGATGGATGCCGAGCTTTATGCCCGTTATCTAGCAGGTTATCTGGAGTTTGATCTCTAATGTTGGTCCCTTCAGAAGCAACAATCATCCTTTCAATCATTGGGATGGTTGGCTTATTCTCAACAGCAATGATTTATCAAAGAGCTAATCGTATTAGTTCTAAGTTCTACAAAAACAACCGCTACTAAACACCACTCATGGCAAACCGCTATCAATTCACTACTACCCTCGAAGGCTATGTCAATGTCTACGAAGATTCTGGTAAGTTCAATAACCGTTCTTTTGCTTATCAGCTCCCCTCTGATCTGCTAGAGACCGTTGAAGCAGACAGAACAGAGTTACTTGAGTGGGCCAAAAGTAAAGCCCAAGGACGTGTCCAGATTGCCATGACCCCTTGGGATGACTCTGGTCTATGTAAGTACACCTATGGAGAAGGTGATGGTACCCGCAAGGTAAAACCTGATCCTGTCTTTGTTGACTCCACGGGAGTACCCATTGAGAAAGCTGTTCTCAGGGATGTCCGTAAGGGAACCAAGGTGAACTTGATTGTTCAACAGAAGCCCTATTGCGTTGGTACTAACGCTGGTACTTCACTCCGTGTTGTTGGTGTCCAGATCATTGAGTTAGCCACTGGCAACGGTGCTGTTGATTCTGGAGACCTATCCGTTGATGAGGTTGCTGGAATGTTTGGAGCCGTAAAGGGCTACTCACAAGCTGACCCTGCTGTCCGAAAGGAAGAGGCAGTGGTTGGTGATGGAGATACGTACGACTTCTAGCTATGAACTACCGAAGCGGTCTTGAGGAACGCTTTGGGAAACTACTAGATAAGAAAGCTGTACCTTACCTTTACGAAGTAGATCGCATTGATTACACCATTAAGTCTCGATATACACCCGACTTTTCGTTACCTAACGGAGTCATCATCGAGACTAAAGGTTTCTTCAAGCCAAGTGATCGTTCTAAGCATATAGCAATTAAAGCCCAAAATCCAGGGCTAGATATCAGATTTGTTTTCCAACGTAATAACACCCTCAGTAAGAAAAGTAAAACCACCTATGGAGATTGGGCTGACAAGCACGGTTTCCTGTGGTGCATATTCCCAAATATCCCACCCGATTGGCTCCCATGAAAACTGATGAAGAGGTTATGTGTCGCCTCGATGCACTCGTAGCCGAACTCGAACATGAAGGCTATCCACTTAACTTTATCCTTCGAGAAATGAACGACTACTTGGAGATTTGCGATGAGCTTACACGAACCTGATGACAACCAAGTCATCTCACAAGGACCCTGTATCTCATGCACTTCTTCAGATGCTTACACAATTTACTCTGATGGCGGTAGTCACTGCTTTAGCTGTGGATACCACACTCAAGGGGATGGTGAGACGCAACTTAGTTATCCACAAAAACCCACCCGCATGATTAATTACAGCGGGGACTTCGGTCCCTTACGTAAGCGAAACCTCAAAGAGGATTCACTGAAGAAGTTCAATGTTCGTATGGATGGACCGGTTATCCGGTTCCCCTATTACAGCAATGGACAGATCGTTGCCTACAAAGAGAGGGACACATCAAAGAACTTCTCTTGGGTAGGTAAGAACGAAGACCACCAACTCTTCGGTCAGCAACTCTTTGGTACTGGCAAAACAATTGTCATTACTGAAGGGGAGCTTGATGCCCTTAGTGTTTGGCAAGCACGAAAGAACTGGCCTGTTGTCTCCATACCTAATGGAGCACAATCAGCACGTAAGGCCCTTCAATATCAGCTCAAGTATCTCCTCGGTTTCGATGAGATTGTCTTGATGTTTGATGGTGATGAGGCAGGCGTTAAGGCCACTGAAGAATGTATTGATCTCTTTCCATCAGATCAAATATTCATCGCCACTCTTGACGTTTACAAGGACGCTTCAGAGGCATTACAAGCCAATGATGCGGAGGCTATCCGTCAAGCTTATTACAACAAAAAATCTTATGTCCCCCAGTCGATCATCGATGGACGAGATCTCTTTGACCTCGTCTCTGAACCTCTACATGGTAGGGATGCTGATTACCCTTATGACGATCTCAATACCGTTACTGGTGGTCTCAGAAAGGGGGAACTTGTCTGCTGGACAGCCGGTTCTGGCACCGGCAAATCTACTGTCTGCGGAGAGATAGCAGTATCTCTAATTAACCAAGGACAAACCCTTGGCTACATCGCCCTTGAGGAAAGTGTTAAACGCACTGGTCTTAGGCTGATGACAGTAGCTGCAAACAAACCACTACACCTAGACAATCAAATCGATGCAAAGGATTTTAGTGAGGCGTTCACCGCTACTCTCGGATCTGGCCGTGTTTTTCTTAGGGATGGGTTTGGGAGCGTTGATCCCGATTCTCTCCTCAATGACATCCGCTATTTAGTAAAGACCAACAATGTCCAATGGGTCATCCTTGATCACCTGTCGATCTTGATCTCAGGTAATGAGAGTGCAGACGAGCGACGTACGCTTGATCTGGTTATGACTAAGTTGCGCAGCTTCGTAGAGGAAACTGGCATCGGGATGATTCTCATCTCCCACCTACGTCGTAACAGCGGGGACAAGGGTCATGAGGATGGGGCTCGTGTGTCTATGTCACAGCTCCGTGGTAGCCAATCAATTGCACAACTTAGTGACCTTGTGATAGCTCTAGAAAGAGACATCAGTAAGGGTGATATGGGCTCCAAGCTTGTTGTATTAAAGAACCGCTTTAACGGCCAATGTGGTCCTGCAGGCGATCTTGCATACAGCAAAGAGACAGGTCGTCTGACCTCCACAGTTTTATTTGAATCAACCACTTCCACTTCGCCAAGTTACGATGACTTCTAGCCAGTGTGTTCTATTCACCAAACAGGACTGCTCACCTTGCCAATTGGCTAAGGATGTTCTGGAAACATGCTTGAAAAAGAAACCAGGATATGGACGACATATCACGGTAATGAAGAAAGAAAAGCATCCAACCCTTGTTGAAGCTTACAAGTTGACATTGTTCCCAACCCTATTAGTTCTTGATGGGGATGGTGAAGAGATTGGAAGACTTATAGGTGCTCGGAATATCTCTATGGATATCCAAGGTGTTTTATTTGCTCTTTACTCAATCAACGAATGAGACTTGTATTTGACATCGAAACAGATGGGCTCCTACGGGGGCTGACAAAGTTTCATTGCATCGTTGCCCGTGACCTCGACACCAATGAGGAATACAGATGGGACAACGGGGATATCCCTGCAGGTCTCAAGTTCCTAGGTGAAGCTGATGAGCTATGGGGACACAACATCATTGGGTATGACTGTGAAGCAATCAAAGAGCTAGTACCTGAGTGGACTTACAAAGGTAAACTCTTTGATACCTTGATCCTGTCAAGGCTCTTCTTTACTGATCTACTTGATAGAGACTTCCGCCTTCGTCCTGTCAATATGCCTGCCAATCTCTATGGCAGACATTCACTCGAAGCTTGGGGCCACCGCTTAGGTGTCCATAAGTCAGAGTTTGGTAAGTCGTTGGATGGTGATTGGTCCACCTATACACCTGAGATGCTCAATTATTGCGCTCAGGATGTGCTGGTATCAGTCCAGGTGTGCAAAATGTTTGAGCCTAAGCTTGAACAATACAAAGCTTGTATCGAGACAGAGCATCGAATTGCTTTACTCATGTCATGGCAAGAACGTGAGGGGTTTCCCTTTGACGTTAAAGCTGCCCAAGCCCTGGAATCCAAGCTAAGAATTGAACTCGAATCCATCTCAGACGAGATGAGAAATACGTTCGCCTTCGTTGATGGCGGAGCGTTTGTCCCTAAACGTGCCAACTCCACGAGAGGGTATGTCGAAGGGGCCGCAATGTGCAAATTAAAAGAGTTCAGTCCTACTAGCAGGGACCATATCGCTTGGGCTTTCGAGACCTTTAGGGGTTGGGAAGCTAAGGAGCGAACACCAGGGGGTAGAGCCAAGATTGATGATGCTGTGCTTAAAGAGGTCGGTACACCCGAAGCTCTTAAGTTCTCTCGGATCCTTGAACTACAGAAACACTTAGGTCAACTATCAGAGGGTAAAAATGCTTGGCTCAAACAAGAAAGGAAAGGCAGGATCCACCATTCCTGCATACTTAACACCAACACGGGTAGGCAAGCTCACCTACGGCCCAATCTCGCTCAGGTTCCGTCAGCTTCGGAATACCGTGCTCTTTTCTATCCTGGGAAAGATCGAGTCCAAGTTGGTGCGGATGCTAGTGGACTTGAGTTGCGTTGTCTTGGTGCTTATTTATCGCCTTTCGATGGCAATAAGTTCGCTAAAGAAGTGGTTGAAGGTGACATTCACACGGCCCTAGCTGAGATCTACAAAACGTCTCGGAAGGACTCGAAGTCGGTAACCTATTGCCTGATTTATGGCGGCGGAGATATGAAGTTAGGCCTTACGGCTGGTGCTTCTAAGTCTGATGCTGTGAAGAAAGGGAAAGAGATTAGATCCCGCATTATGACGGGTCTAGATGGCTTTGCTGACCTCTCTAAGGCCATACAAGAGCGAGCCCAGGGCGATGTCCTTAAAGGATTAGATGGTCGCCCTATCCGACTACAAGGTAAACATTTCTGCGCTTTAAATTACCTTTTGCAAAGCGCTGGCGCCTGCATTTGCAAGCTTTGGGTCATTAGGGCCAATGAACTCCTTCAAGAGGCTGGGATTGATTACTGGCCTTTGGCCTTTGTCCACGATGAGATGCAACTCTCAGTTTCACCTGACCAGGTGGAGCAGGCTGAATTTCTATTAACCGCTGCAATTAAAGATGTTGAACACCAACTTAACTTCCGCTGTGCTCTCGACGCAGAAGCACAGCACGGCTCCAATTGGAGTGACTGTCACTAAGACATGTACTAGGTGTGGAGAGTCACTTCCACTTAGCCAATTCTATAGGAAAAGTGACACCAAGGATGGTCTGCAATCCCATTGCAAATCATGTCAGAGCAGACGAGTCAATAAATACTTTGAGAAAAACCCTATCAAAGTAATGTTAGCTCGATCAATAAATAATGCTAAGAAAAAAGGCTTGGAACATACCATCACCCTTAACTACTTAACATCTATAGATAGAGACACTTGTCCCTACTTAGAGATTCCTTTACGAAGCCATCCAAGAGGAAGTGGAAACAACTACAGACCTATTGACACTAAGTCACTCGATCGAATTGATTCAGCCCGTGGTTACGTAGAAGGCAATGTCACGTTCTGTAGTTGGGGAGCTAACTGTTTGCTCTCTAATCATAGGGCTGAACATCTTCTAGCAATACCACTTCTTCGCCCTATTGGGCTTAACTTCCTTCGTCTCCTCAATTCCACTAAGCCAACCACATGAAACCACCCAAGATCCTCCTAGATGCAGACTTCTTTTTCTATAGAGCTGCATCAGCATCAGAGGAAGAACATGAATATAATGCTGACTTGACTGTCATTGTTGGTGACTTCCGTAGAGGTAAGAAGATTGTGGAGCAAGAGCTAGATAAGCTTCGCTCCCGGTTTGATACTACGGACATTGTTCTGTTCTTTACAGATCGTACAAATTTCAGAAAAAAAATAGACCCAGAATACAAAGGCAACCGCACAAAACGGAAGCCCTGTGGCTATCTGAAATTAAAAAACTGGGGTATTGATACATACCCATCTCTTGTCTACCCTCACCTCGAAGCAGATGATGTTCTTGGTATTATCGCCACGTCAGGTCAATATGATAACTTCGTTTTGGTCTCACCAGATAAAGATATGGGTCAGATTCCTTGTAGGATTTATGACCTCAAGCAAGAATACACTCAGACACCTGAAGCAGCAGAACGACTCCTATACAAACAATGTTTGATGGGAGATAGCACTGATGGCTACAAAGGATGTGCTGGTGTTGGTCCTAAACGTGCTGATCAGATCTTAGATAAGGTCAAGGATAAGAAGTATTGGCCTGCTGTTGTTAAAGCCTTTGAAGAGGCAGACATGACAGAGGTTGATGCTCTACGTAACCTTCAGCTAGCCCGAATTCTGCAACATACAGATTGGGATGCAGAGAAGCAAGAACCAATTCTATTTACACCAAATGTCTAAGCAGAATCCACAACACTATCGTCAAGGTTCTATTGAGCCTTGGGATTTCATTGTCTCTCAGAACCTCGGATTCCTTGAAGGGAATGTGATCAAGTACATCACAAGAGCGGGTAAGAAAGACAACGAGTCAAAGTTTGATGACCTATTAAAGGCACAAGCTTACATTCACAAATTAGTATTAACTACCATTCAACATGATGCAACAACCGCAAACCCCACTGACGCAAGCGATCAAGTTCAGAGAAGTAATGGATCAACCTATCGGGAACTTTTCCCCGAGTGGTATGAAGACCCAATTGAACCTAATATCTGAGGAATATGCTGAGCTTAACGGTGCTTATGTCACCGCTTGTAAGCACATCCAAAACATAAAAGCACGAGAGAGCTGTCTAAAAGAATTAGCAGACCTTGTCTATGTTTGTTATCAATTCGCTGCCTGTGCTGGGTGGGAGTTGGATGAAGCCCTGGATAGGGTTCACGAATCAAACATGTCCAAGCTTGTTGATGGTAAACCTCTGAAGAGAGAAGACGGAAAGGTCCTTAAAGGTCCTAACTACAAACCACCCTATCTAGAAGATTTAATTTAATGTCTGATTTTATTGCTCGTACAGGTCGAGTTCAGAGCTGGCTTGACAATCCAGAATCAAGGCTCCCTGTGAGTTGCACAGTCTTCGTTGTTGAAGACACTATGGAAGGTCCAGATGGAATCGAATCAAGCTGGCGCTTTGTCAGTCACGCCCTACGGAATGCAGCGGGAGTCGCTGTACATTTATCTAAGCTCCGTCCACGGGGTACAGAGAATGGAAAGGGTCTCGTCAGCTCAGGCCCAGTGTCTTTTGCAAGGATCTACTCTGGACTTAACGAAGTTCTTAGACGAGGCGGAACTTACAAAAACGGGGCATGTGTTATAACATTAGATCTCAATCACCCAGATGCAGAGGAGTTTGTTGACGCTACTCGTCAGGAACTTCCTTGGGTGAAGAAATGTCTACAAGTTACCCCTGAATGGTGGAATGAACTTACCAAAGAATTCCAGTCTAAGATCCTTAGCGGAATCCAAGCTGGAGATATCTGGTTCTCGAAAGTTAAATACGATCAGAGAGGCGAAAGAATTTATTCCAACGTCTGCCTCGAGATATTTTTGCAGAGCAGAGCCACCTGTTTGCTCGAACACATCAACCTCGGTCAATGTGAATTTGATGACTTGGGGAAGGCTTTCGTTGCAGGTATGTCCAACCTGTGCAGTCTCCATTCAAAAACAGGTGTGGGATCAACAGGAGAATACAAACCTCCTGAAGAAGATAAGCAAGTCGGTCTGGGGATTTTGGGACTTGCCAACTTCTTAAAACGACAAGGTGTTAGTTACTCAAGCTTCGGTGAAGCTCTGACTTTACTGGATGATACTGATGCAGAATGGACTCCTGCTCTTTGCTTGGCTCGTGAGTTTGCTAGTGCTGTGCGGGCAGCCGCTAATGTTGCTCGTTTTTATGAGATGGACAGAGCATTCACTATCGCTCCCACTGCATCCTGCTCATACCGATACAAAGATCTTGATGGATATACAACAGCACCAGAGATAGCTCCACCTATTAGTCGTCATGTTGATCGAGACTCAGGCACCTTTGGTGTTGAGAGTTTTGATTATGGTGATGTGGAGATAGCAAGTGAAGTAGGTTGGAATGCATATAAATCAGTAGCTGATGGTATTTGTCAGCTCTTTACAGATACCGGCCTCTTCCATGGTTACTCGTTTAACACCTGGAGCGACGTAGTCACATACGATCAGGCCTTTATTGAGGATTGGTTTAACTCTCCTCAAACATCTCTCTACTATGCGCTACAGGTGATGCCAGACACACTCCGAAAGGATGATGTCACGTCGATCCTTGATGAGGACTACCACGATATATTCGGGCTGGATAGTGAGGAAAACTTTTGTTTCTCTTGCGCTGAATGACTAATGTCTAAGTACACACAAATTGTATCCAGGAAAAGAACCTGGACACCAGTAGCAGTGAGCAAGGGTGAGGTTAAAGCTGGAGCAGAGGAAACTTTGCTTCGGTGTTTAGCTCTTCGTACCCTTGAGTTACCTGTTAAGCAAATGCTTTCTCAAGGTTTAGAGAAAGAACTACCAGATGATCCTGGAGTTATGCCTGCTTTGTTATCTAATATGGCCGATGAAGATAAGCATGATCTTGCCCTTAGTTATATTGTCGATGTTCACGGCACTGACACTAGGGCTGAGCGGGAGGCTGAGGCCATCCGTAAGTCGTGGTTGGAATTACCTGAGCACCCGATCCTTAAGACAGCGATCCTTGAACGATCAGTCTTCTTTGTTCTCCTTCCCTTCTTCCGTTTCAACGGAGACATGGGAATCAGAACAGTTGCTTCCGACATCAGTCGAGATGAACAGACACACACTGCCCTACACGCAATGTGCGCTCATGATCTTGGCTACAAATCCACCCCAACTCTCAATAAATTGCGTAGAGCAACCGTTGCGTGGGCTATGGACCGTCTAGGTAATTCAGAAGATAAGCATCTTAATAAGGATTTCTGGATCAAACAATCAGATTCTCTCTATCACCAGGGCAAAGCCCCTGGCTTGGTAGATACCCAGAGAGCACGTATGCCGTCGTTCTTTGAAACTTCCAACGTAAACCTACCAAAGTATGGCTAACCTATCACAAGAAGAAGTGTTTGGAGGGGATACCTTCCTGACTAAATTGTGTGATGAGTTGGATGCTATGTATCCACAAAACACACCAGGACCACAAGACAACATCTCGAAGATAATGTATCTCTCGGGTCAACGTTCTGTGGTTGAGTACATATTAGCTAAACAGGAAATTTAATCATGTGTATGGGTTCTGCACCTAGCCAGCCAGATATGCCAAAGCCAAAGCCTATTCCCCAGCCTTTGCCTATGGTGTCCCCACCTCAAGCTCCACCCCCAGCCCCTATAGCACCTCCACCAAAGATTGAACCGGTGAAGGCTGCTCCTCTACCACCACCAGTTGATGTTCCTGCTCCAACACCACCTCCGCAGCTAATGCAAACTGGTGATGAGCAAGTACCACAAGTAAAGAAGAAGAAGTCTAAGAGAGCCACACAGCAGCAAGCTGCCGGTGGTACCTCTGCCCTTCGTATTCCTTTAAATACTGGTGATTCTAATAAAGCTGCCAGTAAAACAGCAGGCCTTAACATTTAAAATTAAATGAAATACGATACAGCTCAAGCCTGTTACACACGGCTCGTTGCTGATAGAGCGGATTTCCTAGATATGGGTCAGAGATCAGCAGCTCTAACCCTTCCTTACCTATTGACAGAAGAGGGACACACAAGTGGTGGTTCTCTTCATACCCCATGGCAATCAATAGGAGCGAAGGGTGTGAATGTATTGGCATCTAAAATGATGCTAAGTCTCTTCCCTATTACCCAAACCTTCTTCAAGCTACAGATCAATGATGAGGAGTTACAAGGTATTCCTAATGTAACCCCTGAAGTTAGATCTGAGATTGATCTTTCCCTCGCTAAGATGGAACGGATCATTATGCAGCAGGTGTCTGAATCCAATGATCGGGTTCAGCTACATTCTGCTATGAAGCACTTGGTTGTATCTGGGAATGCATTGGTCTATATGGCCAAAAAGAACCTAAAGGTTTTCCCTCTTGATCGCTTCGTAGTTTCCCGTGACGGCAATGGAAACGTCCAAGAGATCGTAACGAAAGAGATAGTAGATCGGGAGTTGCTTCCCGCTAAGTTCCAATCAGTTACACCCGAAAGGGATGCCAACTCACCCGGTGAGGATGGTCCAAAGGAAGGTGTTGCCTCTGCCATGAATAAGGGTCAGAGTGATAACGCTATTGTTTATACCCATGTCAAGTATGTTGATGGTCAGCATAAATGGCATCAGGAGTGTGATGGATTAGTGATCCCTGGGTCCCATAGTTCATCCCCTCTAAAGACATCCCCTTGGTTACCACTTCGCTTCAACGTTGTTGATGGTGAGAGTTATGGTAGAGGTCGTGTTGAAGAATTTATAGGAGACCTATCTAGTCTAGAGATGCTGATGAAATC